CAATATAGGAAAAGCTACTCAAGAATTTATTGATATTTACTCTGAAAAAGGCAGAATTATTGTGTAGGATATTTGAACTGAGTTCTGGCTATGTCTGTACTAAGCGATAAAGAAATCCGAGAATTTGCGGAAAAAGGAATGATTACTCCTTTTCAGTCGTCTTTAATTAACAAAGAAAACGACATTCCTATCCTCAGTTATGGACTTAGTTCCTATGGTTATGACATTCGTTTGTCACCTAATCAGTGTCTTTTATTCGGTGGTGTCCAACACGGAATGTGTGATGCCAAAAATTTTGATCCTCAAATTTTAAAGGAGACCGAGTTACATGAAGACGAACGCGGAAGTTATTTCATTATTCCTCCTTTTGGCTATTGCCTCGGCGTTGCTGTTGAACATCTGGCTTTACCCAGAGACGTTACAGTTGTTGCTGTAGGTAAGAGTACATATGCTCGCGCTGGAATTATGGCAAACATTACTCCAGCAGAAGCCGGTTGGGAAGGTCACTTAACACTGGAGATTAGTAATTGCACTCCTTTGTTTAATAAGATTTACGCTAACGAAGGTATCTGTCAACTGCTCTTTTACCAAGGGGAACCGTGTGAAGTTGACTACCAAATGCGCAAAGGAAAGTATCAGAAACAACCGTATGAAGTAGTCTTATCTAAGGTCTAAGAAAACGATGTAAATGGATAATACAACCGATTTGTTGACGGTTGTGGTTTGTTTGCATAGTTCGTGGCACCTGCTTTACCAAATTGATCTCCTTCAATAAAAGCAGGTGTTTGTCCTTGCCGATCTGTAAATGGTTGATCGTAATTCATCTTCTGTCGAAACTTTCCGGCTGATCTCTTTGCTCTCAGAAACTTTTCAACACGATCTTGCTGCTTCTCGTTGCGAATGTCCCCAGCATACGCGGTACGTCTCTCATCATCATCTAGACGACGAATATCTACATCATAAGCCCGCTCAGGCGTTAGATCAGTAATATGCCCACCAGAGCTAACGGCCATTATTGCAACGCCTAGAAGTTATCATAGTTGAATTATAATTGAACTTAATTAATGAGAATAAATCAGCATGGATTTCTTATCCTCCTTTATTGCGGATAACGATGAGCTAAAGACTCGTCTTGCCACAGTTTCAGATTTTGGACAGGAATTAGCTAATGAAAATAATGATGTTCCGGTGTATGATCAATTCAATCGAGGTATTGCAGTGACGCAACAATCGCGTCCTCGCACTAATCTCTCTATTGATCCAGGAGAAATGCAACGATGCGGAGTAACGGGCACAATTCCAAGCGCAGAGCAAGGTATAGCAATGGGTGCAATGCCTCAGCCGAGACAATTGATGGTGGACATGGGGGACTTCGCACCGGAAGAGATGGAGATGGACGAGAAGAAACAACGGAAACTAAAAGCTGGTTTGAACCAGTGAAAAATGAAGAAGACATCGCTGTAAGTGATTGTCCAGGAGGGGTATGTCCTGTACCCTGGGCAACAGATAAAGAACGTCCTGTTTTAACTGATAATGTTAACCACCCTTCGCATTACACCGATGGCGGTATTGAGTGTATTGAAGCCATCGAAGCGCAATTAACGCCAGAAGAATATAGAGGGTACCTAAAAGGTAACGTAGCAAAATATGTTTGGCGCGAAAAGCATAAAGGGGGTATCGAGTCACTTCAAAAAGCAGAGTGGTATTTAAAACAGTTAATTAATCAATCTCTTTGACGCCAGTCGTCAGTTTTTTCTTGGCTAAACCACTGAGCAATATCATCAGGACCACTAAATGTGGTCCGATGGTTTGCAGGATCTGGATCACCAAGATCTAAAGCATTCATAAAATCGTCTAAACCGCCTTGTTGCATTTCTGGATTATTAGCAACACGACGAGCTTTACGCATTAATTCATTGGCAGAACGATTAGCTTTTGCTAACTTTTCTGCCCAAATCATGTCTGCTAGTTGAACTTCTTCTTTCTTTGCAATCTTGTTACAAATAAACTCCAAACGAAGGCGATATTCCGTTGACAACATACATTTAATTTTTCTATTTAAATTATAGACTTAAAGTCAACCAAAAAACGGCATAATTTCATCATCATCTTCATCGTCTTGGTTAGCCATTAAAGTTATTGCCAGTTGTGCTAACTCAATATCACTAGGAATATCAAACTCTAATTCAATATTTTCAGCTTGCATCATGTCTTTTACAGCCTGAATTTCCAGGAGACGTTGATGATAAAGGTTTAACAGAGCTACGTAGAGTTGATCCCAGGTTAATTCTTTTGCTTCTAGCTCTGCTTTACGCATTGCAAGTTGCAAGTGTAATGGTAATTCAAACTCTGTGGTAGATGTTGAGTCACCCATGCTTTTAGCTTTTACTCTATTTATTCTAGTGTATACACTTACTTTTGAAATTCAAAAATGAACCGTAAATCATCCTCTGAAATGTCGAAATCACCGGTACTATCAGCATTAAACTTGTTAGCAAATGCTGATAATGCATAGGGATTAATTTCTGTTTCTAGCTGACGGATTGCTGCAACCTGGCTGGCAGAAGCTGTGTAATTACGAAATGCTTTAAGCAAGATCTCTCCACCAATATTTCCGGTGTCTAGAAAAAGAGCAATCTCTTGTCGCCTTCTGTCAAGCAATCCACCAATAACTTCATGTTCTGCATCAAAAATCCATTTACCAAATTCTTGGGCTGCTAGAGGATAATTTTCATTTTCACAGTAGTCAATGATGGCACTGTATAAAAAAGAATCCCAGCCTACAGAATGAATAAAAGAAATTAAACCTTGCTTCATATGAAGATCAAGACCAAGATTTAATTTGTCTAGTTCATCTGCAATGACATTAACTTCGTAGAGTAAATACTCTAATGCTTTTTCTTTTGTACAACGATGTCCTTGTTTGACTTGAGAACCATCTGGATAAAATTGTGTGCCATATCCAATGGTATAAGGGTCTCCACCCGTTACAGGATCAGGATAAGCTTTTTCACTAAAGCCTTCAAACGCTTTAATAATAGAAAGTGCATCCTGATAAAGATACATTAGAGACCCGCATATCTTTATACTATATATTACTTTCCTTGTCCACGGAGCTTTTTCCGTCCATGATTTGGACGCGAATGTTTTCCTTGTCCTTGATTTGTTTTTTTAGGAGTGCCAATTACGTAGCCACCACCTTTGATGTTTTTGCTCATGAATCTAAAGAAGCTTCACACATAATACTAAACAAAAATAGTTTCATCTGTCGATAATTTTCCTGTTCTTCTGGTGGACGTGCTGGAGATCCAGGCCAAGCATTAATGGCATCACAAACTGCCTGGTACAAGGTACGGCAATCTTCAATACTCATATCAATTTCTACATTTACCATTTAACTTTATGGCTCCAATAACGTGCACTCATTTTACTTGGTTTGCTATCCTGTGCGTTATGTCTTGCATAATAAGATTTTTTACGTGCTTTATCTTTAGCTGTTTTAGGATTTTTACCTGCACCTTTGACACCTTGTTGACCAAAACGGACAATTTTTTCTTTGCCGTTATCGCAAGCTTTGACTACATGAGACTTGGTTTTATGACCTGGCGTCTTCTTAGGTTTGTTGCAGGCCATTTTGTCTTTACTTAATTTGGCAGCTTTAGCCGCCTTTTTATATTTCTCTGCCATTATGAACTAAAGAAAGTAGTATACTCTTTAATATAATCCCTCCCAGCATCAGTTTTATAATCGTCTTTATCATCAGGAAATAAACTAAAGTAATTTGATTCTGGTTCATCTTGATCACTACTGCTTTCTGAATCACCAAACATTCCTCCGCCGCTGTCTCCCATTAATCCACCCACTTGCGATAAAGCAACAAAAGGATCACTGGAAATTTCTTCTAAATTAAAGCCACCGCCTCCTGCTAAAGATTGGGTAATTAAAGAAATATCACCTCGATCGGCATCAGGCATAAATTCAGTAAAAAATTCATCTTCTGTTCCTGCATAACCAGCATCAGCAAAAATTTGAAACAATGCACTTGTGCCTTCTTCGTCTATTGGATTTGCATCTTCTTCTCTTTCAATGTAACTAACACCTAAACGTTGTTGTGTTGGCGTTAATTTTTTTTCATTTAAATATTTAATAGCTTCTCTAATGTCTTGAGC